GGTATTTCTCACAAACAATTCTACATAGTCATTTGCAACCATTTCTAATACAGCCTGTGTACTTCCTCCGTGTTCAACGTTTGATGTAGCTGTTCTAATTATACCCTCACTTTCTGCTATTACAGTTCCGTTTTTTGCCACTCCAATTGATATAGATTGATTTGAAGTTGCACTCCTTACAGTTGCATTAATCGTGACTAAAAAAGAGTTTGTAAAAGCTCCGTTGTACGTTAGTCTATTAGTTGTATGTGTAAACTTCGAGTTTGTTCCGCTTGTAGTCGTTCCGCTTGCTTTTACCCAAACATTCACGTTTGCAGTTCCTATTGGTGTATCTGTAGTATTATTTAACATATACATGAAACCTTTTGTAGATGTGTTAGTAATACCAACGCAGTTAACGAATAAAGATTTATTATCTGTATGTGTTACACCAGCTAAATAAGTACCACCACCAGAGAAATTAACAGTATCTAAAATGTAACGTTCACTCGATACAGTTGCACTTGCATTTAGGTTTATTCCTGTTTCACCAGATAAGACAACGAAAGACGAATAAATAATTCTTATTCTTCTTGTTACATTCAACGTACTTGGAAAAATTAATGCAGTCGAACCGCTTGTACAATCAAATAAACAGTTACTCGTTGCTATCGTTCCAATAGTTCCGTCAAATGTTAGGTTGCCACTATTTAAAAAAGCTGAATCACTCATTACAAAGTTTGTGTAATCTTTGATAGTTCCTACAGTTGCGCAATCTGTAAAATTAACTCCAAACCAATCTAGTGCTGTTGTCGTTGCATCACCATCCAAATTTAATGCAGTACCATGAGTAATCGTTATATTTCTCATAGGCAAAGAATAAACCGAAGTTATCAAAGCCGTAGATGAACTTAAACCAGTACTTTTTAAAATACAATTCTCTGAACTCGCTCCTAATATTGTTGTGTTTTGACCTGCTACAATCCTATCACCTGTTAAGTCAACTAATCCTGTTATGTAATAGGTAACATCGTTTGCTAACGTTATTACACCTGCTACAGCTTCAGGAAAATCTACTTTTGTACCTACAAAAACAAATTCATCCCCTGTCCCACTCGATGCTTGTAAACTTAAAATACCAGCATTTGAACGTTGGTACAATATACCTGTGTTCGTGTTTTGGTAAAACTCACCAATATAAATATCAGTTGCTAACCAACTACCATCTCTATGGTCGTTAGACGTTGGAATAGTAGGCACTCCAGCCCCTTTCTTAATTATTATTCTCCTTGTTTCATCACTCATTTATCAAAATTTTAGAATTTTTACTTATACCATTTACACCTCCTAACATTTTATAAACGTCCTCGTCAGCATTATTTTCACCACCTCTTAAGATATCCGCTTGAATAGATTGTAGGTTCATTCTTTCAATAGTTACGTAGCTTGTTGTGTATTCTTTACGTACCTTAAAAATCAAAGCCGTTGAACTTTTATCTAGTAGTAATACATTGCCAGTGTCTAAATCTACAACATTAATATCAACGCCGTCCACTTCAGTAGAACTCCAGGCTATATTTGACATAGTTACACCAGAATCAAACAAAGCCACTAATTCATCTATACTAGGTAAATACCAATCTGTTTTACCTCCATCGGTTGCGTTGTCGCATATACTCGCTGCATACGTTCCAGAACCTTGTGCCTCAATAATTAATTGCGTGTTGAATTCACCTGTTGTGGTATCGGTTGCATTTATTTCTATATAACTTCCATTATACCAAACATCTGTAACGCTAACGTCCCAATATTGTAAAATATAATCATCGTATTGCTTTACATTAACGATTGCCATTATCCTAAAAATTTAATTAGTTCAACTTCGGTAGTTCCATAAGCGTCTGAATCAAAATCCTTAATAGTGTTTAATCGGTAAAGTACACCGTCAATCATTTTTAGTTTAGCAAAATCCAATTCGTTAATATCTTTGTAGGTTAACTTGAGGTATAAAGTTACTAATTTAGAATCAATAGACGTTATTTCGTTTAGGAATTTCTTGTGATACACTTCAAATGTGTTTAAGTTAGGTACTACATAGATACTATCAAAAGCAAATTGTCTAGGACTAAAATGTAAATCAAATAAAGGTATATTGTTTTGATTATCTTGGAATCTTATGTGATGAGTGAACGGATAAAAGTTTTTTAATAAATTAGTATCGTTAGCACAATTGTAAATGTTTACGTCCGCCTGCCTCAATCCGTTGTAAAAGCATAGCATTCCTTTACCTTTATAAGGCTTACTTTCTTCATTTATTACAATAGGATAAACAAAGTTTTTACCCTCTGGCTTAACAGTTGGATATGTAGCAAAAGGTAATTCAAACTTTACCACACCATTTAACCATGTATCAATGTTAATCTGTTTTTCCCCGTAATTTGATCCCGTAATAAGCTTATATTCGTTGTTAAATTTATCTTTTTCCTCCGAAAATTTATAAGCATAAATATTACCCTCTACAAGTGAGTTTGATTGTATAGTTATATCCTTAGAATTATCGACTAAACTAGTCCAGTTATCGTAATCACTTTGATTGTCGTAAAAGTTTACAAACGAATCAATGTAAATTGTAGACTTGTTAGTAGTTGGATTGTAGATAGGATCAGACATATAAGCATAAAACAAGTTTAAAATACCCTTTAAAAAGTCTGAACATTTTATGTCTGGAATTGCTGAGGATAGTGAAACAATAGAGCCATCTGTTAAAGGAGCCTCTTTGTCTGCTACTAATTCGAAATCGGTATTTGTAAAATTTAAAGTGAAGTATTGAAGATTTGTGTAACCATTTGAACTACTAGCACCTTGAATAGTTAACTCTAATTTTACTTTTTGACCAGGTTTTACATCCAATGTAGTATTAAATGAAACGGTTGTTATTGTCGCTAAATTTTGTCTCCATTTATATGTATAACTTACCACCCCATCTACATAAACTACAATAGTGTTGTCTTGAGGTACATTTAAATTTACACCGCCAGGAACTGATGAATAATAAACAATTTCACTTGAGAAGTTTAATGTATATTTACCAGCCAAATTTACTGTAACTGCTCCTTGTGGTTTACTTAGCGTATTTACATTTGAGGTGTGTGTATAAGAAAAATCTTTTAAAAAGTCAAATTGACTTCCAAACACATAAGAGCCTCCATTATTTTTTGCTGAAACTACATAATTTTTAGTAGCATTGTCTATTAGTACCCTCGAGGCATTTATTTGGTCTGAATTAAACTTAATTTGCTCACCACCTCCAAAGCCGTAAATCAGTTTCTTCATGTTGGCATTTTCAAAGAAAGTCGTAGTATAATCTACTTCAATGTTTGTACCCTCTAAAGCGTAGTTTAAAGTCTTTTTAAGGGCTTCTTTTACGTAAATGAAAGGATATAATTGATTAGCTCTAAACGAGCCACTAGAATTATTCGCAGGCTTGTTATAACCATAATCAACAAGCGGATAAATGTATCCAAATGATTTAGGTTGGTAACCTAATGAATCAGCTCCAAAGTTTCTCGTTAATACATTATTTACGTAAACTTGAGATGACCATGATCTAGTAATATTTATAGGATATAATTCATGATCGTACTCCGACCAATTCAACTCGTTTAGTTTCTTATCTTTTAATTTCGCAAATATATCAACTGCTTCGCTTATTAGGTTGCAATCGAACGTATAACCGCCGTCTACTATCTTAACATCGTTTAGTTTGAATTTACCTTTGAATATTAGTAAGTCGTTCTTAAAGAATTCGCAATCGTATCTAAGGTTAGGTGTAAATTGTATGTTTGTACTGTCCACTAATCTCAACTCTAAAGCGTAGGCACCAATAAAGAAGTTCATATTGTTTGAAGTACCTTCTAAGGTTATAGTTTTGGAGAACGAACGTTTACGCTTCTCAGGTTCTTTAATATCGGTAATTGAAAGATTTAAAGGTACTGCAATGTTTTCAGACAATTCTAACTCATAACCATTAACAACAAGTTTACTATTCATAACGAAATTGATTTATAGTTTGAAAATTCAATGTTAATAACTTCATTAAATAACTCATCATGCTCACTTTGTTTCAATTGGTAGGCTGAGTTTGTTATAACTACATTTTCAACTTCAGTGCTATCATTTAAGTAAATCAAAGGACTTTCATATACATTAACTACATAAGCTTGTTCATCTTCCGTTAACCAATCTGAAGAAAGTTCTAATTGTTTCGTGATAGTTTTAAGATAATCAATCTTTCCAGAGGTGTTGTCAGTAGGTACATAAGTATTACCATTCCAACCTCCTTGCATTTTACTAAATGATTTACTTTCTATTTTTGCAGAAATTCTCGAATTATAGGTAAATCTGTAATTGTCATAAGATCCAAATTTATTTAACCAAAGTAAATTAGCACCTTTGTCAAAACATTCATTTGCGAAAGTTATTTTGTACAGACTTGAAATAGGATCGAAATCTGGGAATGCAGATAGTAATCTAATCTCAACACCAGTACAATCTGAATAGGTACCAGCAGATATATTGCCCAGCGACAACTCTTCTGCTAAGTTAAACCTTAAAGCTCCAACTAACCCCTGTGATGCTCCTGTTACGTTCTTTAAAACGGTTACATTACCAGTAGGCAAAATATATTCATAGTTAACATTGTAATCAGTAGGAGTTACACCATAAGTATTACCCTCAAACCAGCTTAGTATTGTTGTATCCCCTTTTTTTAGATCTTCGTTGTATTGATTTGTGGTAATCTCTTTACTTGTAAGAAATTCCATTGTTGTCACACCTTTTACATAAGCTGTGTAATCCCAGTTGATAAACTCGTTACGATTTAAAGAGCCTTTGAAAACATAGGAATACGAATCTAAAACACTACTTCCTGTGTCTATTGTAGGCGTGTCGTTTATATTTAAAGAATACTTTTCGTAAACAACAACTGAAACTGCTACACAATTGCTAGGATTGTAAATCGGATTACTTCCCGTACCACTAATAGGGTGATTTGGTATATATGATTTCACCTTTGTACTTAAATCAATTTTTCCATAGTGATAAGAAGATAACACTTCAGGGAATACTTCAAACGTGCCTATGATAGCATCATTGATATAAGCGTACACTATAAATGAAACGTTATATTTTGTGTTTCCACTTACTGTCAAAGGTTGTCTGAAAGCGTACACAATAGGGTTATCGCTAGGTGTATATTGTTGTGGTCTTTGTGTGACTGTTACTGCCATTTATTTAGGTTTTTTAATTACTATTCTTATTGCTGCACCTACTAGGTCGCTAACTCGTTGACTCATCTCATCTACTCGTTGCTCGGTTAATACCTTATCAAAGAAGTGAGTCGCTTCAATACCTTTCATACGTACGCTGTTAACTATCATTCCTGCTAATTGTTCACGTGTCATTCCCTCCTCAGGTACAATTCCTTTATCTCCTATCCATTTATAAATAGCATCGTAAAATGATAAGTTACCCTTTGGTGCTGAACCGTGTTTAGGAGCACCTCTATTTACCTTAATACCATTTACACCGTAGTTAATATACTTCCAATGTGGTGAAGCTGTAGTTGCTATCTCGCTTTCTGAAAGTTTTAATGGTTGAAAAGATTGAGTTAAGTCTCCCGTTGCGTATGGTTTGTGACCTTTTGAATTAGGTACTTGTAATTGCTTTCGCCAGTCTGCTATTAACTCATTTGTGAGTTGTAGCAATAGATTAGTCATAGGACTATCGGAAGTATTCTTTAAAATATCTTCAGCTCTACCAAAGTCTAAACCTTTTGCTATATCACCTTCGCTCACGTTGTATGGTCTTTATTTCTTCTTGTTTTGTAAAGTTAATAAATTTTAACCTATGATTGAAGGTAAATATATTCCATTTAACGATTTGCTCCCAAGTTTGATTATATTCCTTGCTTAAGTAGTGAATCAATTTTTCCCAAACAAACCTCTCACTGCCTTTATCAGGTTTATCCTTATCTTCTTGTTTACCGTATAACTGCTCATTAATTCGATTGATTGTCGCAAAAAAAAACTAACTAAGTTAAGATAGTCTGGTAGTGGCATGTGTTGTTCAAAGAGTTTCGCACGTTCTTGATTTGAATACTTCATGTTTAAATTCTCATCAAGCTCCCCGTATGTAGTACCCTTTTCTATATACATTAATGAAGCTAATCTACTAGGGTCATTTTGTAGATCTGAGTTACTGATATCTATATGCCACCCTATGCCAACTTTTGCAGGGTCGACTAATAAATAAGTCACTCCGTTGATTGTAATTTCTTCTTTTGGCTTGGTCAATTGGAAGTCTTTAAATAATCCTATGCAGTGCTCATGAATGTTTCTTAACTCGGAGATATTAACCTTGTTTAAATTGTTTCTTTTAGCTCCTGTTATCAAACATATAAACTCGATAATAGTTCCCAAATCCATTGCTTTCTGGTACTTCTCATCCGTTAAAGCTTTAAGGTGGTTTATCCTTAAATCGTTTAATGTTTTCGGGGCTTTAATATTAATATACTTCAAAATAGCCATATTGATTTTTCTTTATTGATTGTACTGCTAGAGCCAACGACATCACACCATCATCGTGTACACCTTGTGGTGCGCCGTATTGAACACGCCTTGTTTTCTCGTTGTAAATATAAGTAAATGCATTTAATTCATCTACTAGCCAATTTTCATTTAGTATTCCTATATCCTTATTTTCAAAGTGAACTGCTAAATCTTCAATCATAATTGGTTTGGTTGCTGTTGTGGTT